CCGAACAGCAACGGAATCACGTAGGGCTGATCCCCGTCCGTCGCCACCCAGTTCTTTGTCACGCCACCCGCAACGGTCGTGAGGCTCGTTGAAGTCTTGCTCGCCAGCTTAACCACTTCCCAGTTATCGAACCGGCTCCAGATCAGCGCATACTCGCTGAGCACCGGGAGCAGCGTGTTCGTGTCGTCGTCAAATTGAATTACCGTCGCTCCAATGTTAGCGTTGCTGGTCAGCTTGCACTTCATCATCCACACCGGCATCCCGACCGGCATCGCTTTGGCTAACTCGCGGAACTTACGAATGTATCCCTGCTCCTTTGCTGACAGCGGCATGGCTTCAAACTTGATACCGTAGAGCGGGCGCGGCAGCTTGTCTTGACGATCTTCACTCGTGTCCAAAGCCTCCGAAATCACGCAATGATTTATGACGCGAAGCGACGGCGCCTGATCCCAATTAACGCCGACTGTGAAAATGGGGATAGGAACCCCCTTGTAGAGCGGTCCGGCCATTACATTTTGACGGCCCAGCCGCCTGCGAGCATTGCCTGATTAACGTTTATCTGACTGCCGTCTCCTTGCGTCTTCCAGATCGTGCCGAGCCACCTGCCCCATTTCTCCGTCCGGTCCTTGTGCGTTTGGATGATGACCGGAACGGCCACGACTGGAATCGATCCGCCAAGCATCGCCGTGAGCGCATTCAGCGACGCCACTCCTTCGGGAGTCGCCAGCTCCGGCGCGTTGATTCCAGCAAAACGAATCTTCTGATCATGCAACCATGTCCGCATGCCAAGATCAATAGAGCACGTCACGGTGTCCCCATCATGCACCGCCGTAATGATCGCGCTGTAGGTGTAGCCAGGGCCGATAACGAATAATTGAGAAGTCATTTTAGTAGATCACTTTGTTTCCGCGTTTGGCCGAGGCGTCCGCGACAACCTTCCAACCGCTCTTAGCCGTGAAGTCACGATACTCCTGACGAGAGTTGATCATGCCGACCGCAACATGCGTCCGCGTGCTGCGTTCCACCGCCTGACGCCCCGCGCTCATTGCCACCATGCCGCCATCGGAAAAACTTGATCCGTAATTCACCCGCGGTGAATGCCTGGACAGTCCGGGAATCTCGCCGCGCCGATACGCTTCGAAGTGTTCTGGCCCCCAGGCTTGGACAATGCGCGTCGGAATAACGAACTCGCCACTCGCCACCATCGCAAGCCGGTTGTCACTGTGCGATGGAGTGCCAGGAATCAGGCCGCCCTCAGCGAAGGCGCCCATGGCCATCGCTATCCCCGCAACCAGGGCTGCGATTGTGATCGCAATACCGATCGTCGGCCCGATGCCCATCGTTGACGCGCCTGCGGCAACTGATGCCGGGGCGTAGCTTGCAAAGATGCTCGTGCCGGTCGTTGCGGCTTCGATCTTCGCGGCCGCGTGCAAGGCCTGGCCGAGCACCATGTTCGCAATCATCTTTACCCCGATGTCCACGAGGGAACCGACGATCGCCTGTCCAGCTTGCATCGCGGCTTGCCTCCATGTCATCGTGCCGAGCACAAGGCCGGTGATACCCCGGCTAATCCCCTCGATAGCCGGCTGCAACGTTGCCTCAAGCAGCTTCGCGGTAGTCGCCGCGGCATCCTGCATCCCGATGAAACCTTTGCGCCACTGATCCATGCCGCCGCCGGGACCGAAGGCGCTCTTGGCGTCAGCTTCCGCTTGTGTATTTCGGCGGAAGGTCAAGCTGTCTTGCGTCACCCCCTGTTGCTGCCCCGCCTGCCGCGCTGTGATGGTTTTAACCTGATTGACTCCCGCTGTGAGTTTTGCCTCCATCGCCTCGATCTCGGCTTGCATCTGCCTAATCTTTTCGATGTCCGGGCGAATAGAAGCCTGCAACTCCGCAAGGCGCACCCCAACCTGCTCGATCTGAACCTTGAGCGCCGCGTTGGTCAATTCAACGGCTGCCTTTTCTGCTGCCGCCTCTTCGTCAATGATGGTTCGTTTCCGAGCGAAGTAAGCTTCCGCAAAGCCAATCCTCTGATCAAAATTGGCCTTGTCTCCAAGAACCGTGTTGCGCCCCTGCTGATCAATCAGCCTGGCGTCGCTCTCCGCGTTGGATAGTCGGTTGGCAAGTAGCTGAAGCTCCGCATTGTTCTCTGTCTTTGCCAACTCCAGCCTGGAACTGAGCAATGTTTTGAGCCGGTCGTCTTGAGCCTTCGCGGTATCCAGAGCTATCTTCTCGGTATCTTTACGATCATCTATCATGGCTTTCCGAGCGTCCAACAACCTTGACGTATCCGCTGCGGTAGCCTCACCGAAAGCCTGGAAGTCTCCATGTAACGCTCCGCCCGCAACCTTTTGCAAAACGCCAAGGGGTTGTTGAATGACTCTCGGATCCCCGAGCGCTAAAATCTTTTTCCTGGCTTCAATCGCCTGTTCATCGCTGATGACTCCAGCCCTAACTGACTTCGTTACTTGGTCCTGTAGGTATTGACGGGTCTTGAGCGCTTGGTTAACCGCGTCCTCGGCTGAACTGAGCGTCACTGCGCTTTCCTGTGCCGCGATTTGTTGCCGCGCAAGCCCCAAAACTACCGCCCCCGCGATAACGAACGGAGCAGCCAGCAGAGCCACTGCTGATGCCGAGAACGCGACCGCTGTCCCCGCCCGGAGCGCTGCTGACTCAAGCGCCGTGTAAGCGCTGGTCATCATAAGCGCTCCCTCAGCCAATCTCCCCAGTGGCCCCACCTGCCCACCGATCACCGACGACATTACGCCCATAGCTCGGATGGTCCGGGAAGCGCTCCGCTCGATCGAAGCATGGGAAGCCTCGAGCCGCGTGTGGGCTGCGGCTACCCCGGTCAGAATCGGGACGCCCTTTTGAAGCGAAGCGGTAAACCGATCTTGAGCGGACTGGTTCAGCGTCGTGGCCTTCGCCACTTTCTGCCCAGCAACGTCCAGCCCGTTCAGCGCCGCAACCTGCTGCTGTGCCGATTGGCCGAGCTTCGCGAAGTCCGACGCACTGAGCCGCATCGCCGCCCCAGTGCCGGCCGCCGTCGCTTCCAGCTTCGTGAGGCTCGCCGCAGCTTGATCCAGGCCGCGCGTCGCGTCGGTGTCAACTGTTGCCAGGGAAATCTCTACATCTGCCATGTGGCCTCCATTTATGCGCCCGCCCCGCTGCTCTGGTCAAGTTTCCTGCGCGCTACCAGTGACGCTATCCGGCTCAAGGCTGCGTCCCTGTCCTTGGTTGGGCTCTCCTTCGCCACGTCGCCCGCGGCCAGCTTCACAAGCAGTTTGTCCAAGTCGTTAGCTGACTTGCGTCCGCCTTTATCCATGACGCTGGACACCGCTACCCGCGTGATCCTGAGACTGCGCAGGTCCGCCCTGGCCTCGTCCCGCATCAGTCGCGTCATGGCGCGGTCCAGGTATAGCTCGATCTTTTCCGGTGAATAATCCAGAAGGTCGGACTCCCGATGCCCGATGCTGACGAGGAACTCCAGCGCTGCCGCTAGGTCGTTGTCTTTTGAAGAGCCACTGCCGCCGCTACCACGTCCCCGTTCAGGTTTAGGTCCGAGAGCATTTTTTGCTGACGGCGCCAATAATCTGCGAAGCGAGAAAAATTTAGCCGACGCCCCTCCATCAGGAGCGTCTCATAAGATTGGTCTGTGAGTTTGTCCAACCACGCCTCATTGAACTCCGCGTTGCCGCGACCGACATAATGGATGATCTCCTTGGCCTCAGTGGCCAGCGCCGCGCCAAGCTCAGGCATCCGACGCATGGAAGTCTTGAAAACAAACACCTGCTCAGTCGCGCCACCCAGGTAGGTGACGGTCACCTCGGTGCCGCCTGCGAGCGTCTCTAATTGATTGGACTCGGTCGTCATACCGGAACCATTCGCGCCAGGTTGCGCCGCGCCCTGCGGCTCCATGTCGCCGGGTCCGCCGTGCGCTGCGTCGCTCCGGTGTAGCGGCGCGCCCGTGTGCTGCCAGAGAAGCGCGGAGCGCGGACCGTTGCGTCGATTGGCGGATTCACGGACAGCGCCGAGCCGATCATTGCCAGCAACGAAACCTTGCTCATGCTGCGCGGCCCGCTCGGCGTGAAGATGGGGCGCTCCACGTTACGGGCTCTTGCTGCCGAACGGCACGAACAGCGCAACGCCAGCAGCCAGCGCCGCCAGTCCGGTCAGCCACAGCGGCAGCGCGTTCGGCACGAGGCTGTGAAACGCGAACAGCAGAAGGAAGAACGCGAGGAAGAATCGCCAGGCTCGGTTCATTTCGTTTGGGGTGGGCTCACCCGTTTGTTGTGCGGCGCATCCTTCTCCGGTGCGGCCTCGTCACCCTTGGCAAGAATGTGCCGCAGGAACTTTGCTTCGTCGCCACCGTTCACGATAATCTGGTGGATCACGTCGCTCTGCCGCTCCGCTGGCGTCGCCCGCACATGCGCGAGCAACTCGCTCTTGCGATGAGCGGTCAACCCGTCGAAGCCCTCAGCCCGTTTCCCGGCATCCTCGGGAAGCTCATATTGTTTGCTCATATTTTTATTTTGTTTCGCTTCTGTCATGCGAAGGCTGCCTCCGCGGCCAAGCCACGATGTAGCCGCATCCTCACCATCGAATGACTCACACCAAACCTCTCGCACAATTCCGCAACGCATCCGGTAACCCCACGAACTGTCACGATCCGATTTGATCGTCGATTCCGAGCTTGCTCTTTTGGCGTGGCCCAAATGCAGTTGTCGGGAGAATATCCAAAGTTGTTATCTTTGCGCTCCAACGTCAGCAACGGCGGGCATTCCCCCATATCCTCGAAAAAGTTCTCAAACTTGAGCCAGCGCTCGCAAACCGTAATTCCACGACCTCCATACATTGAGTAAAATGGGTGTTTTGGGTTGGTGCATCTTTTAATCATCCCAGTCCAAATCTCGTAAGTTCTGGTCGTGCTCTGTCCATGAGTCACGTTGCACCGGTTTTCAACTCTAAGACACCCACACGATTTGGTAACCCCGGATTTCAAACTGACATCTTGAACGATGATTTCTTTCCCGCAATCGCACCTAACCAAACTGCGGCGACGGGAGCCGTGGCCGGGATTCCTGATACCCTCTGCTTCCGAGAGAACTAAAAGCCTTCCAAATTTCTGGCCAACGATAGAATATTTCCGAGACTCAGTTTGCATTGGCCTGACGAATTAGGACGTTCCCTGGGAGGTTCGTTACCGTAACGTCGATTGTGATCTCGGAGAAATCTTCCCCAGTCACTTCCCCGGAGGCTGACAGGGACAACTCGCACGAGAAGTCCTGATGGTCTAAAACTACGATACCGGTGCTTTCCTGATCGTAAACGACCAGCCGGCCCATTCCTTTTTTGTCCACGTTACCGAACGGCTTCAGCCCTTTGAAGCTGCCGTTTGACCCGGCGGTAATCGCGGCCGCGGTCACAACGGGAACCCGCGTCGCCGTTTGGCTCGCAAGGAACCGCACCCTGCCAAGCAACAGGTCAACCTCGAAATCCGTCCCTTCAACGAGCGTCGCAATCGTCACGGTCGTCAGCGCCCGAATCCTCGCCCCAGCCACCATCACATCATACCACTTCTGCGTTCCGCTCGGTATCGGGGCCGTGAACAAAAGCGAGTCTGCCGATACCGCGCTCTGAATCGCTTGCGTGAAGTCCGTTCCGGCGCTGGCCCCGAACATCAACTCCATCAGCTTATGATTCCACTCGTCAGCTTTCAGCTGATAAAGAATCTCAGACGATGCCCGCACCGTTTTGTCAGTGCGCTTCACACCGCGGTAGCTTCCCTTGTGCTGCTTGTTGTCAGGTTTGGCTTGCGGCGTGAAAGCCTTAATGTTCCCGATGTCCAGCCAGCCGTTGAGCAGAGTAGCCGCGACTGTGGAAACACCTTCCGAGAATGAAAACTCTGCCGTGCCAATCAACAGCGCGGGAATATTATGTTTGGGATCAGCTTGTGCCATAGAATCAGTTTCGGCGGATGCCGCGTTGGGTGGGCTTCGGAGTCACGGAGACAGTTATCCGCGCAGTCAGGGTCAAGTCAAGTGTCAAATCCGGCAGCACAACCGCCCCGAACGGCTTCGTTGATTTCAGGTCCGTGTTTATTTTGCCGCTCGTATCGGTCTCGATCGCGTCTAAAACTTTCTCCACCCACTCCCAATGACTCGGGATGCCGTCCTTGCGCGCGGTGGACAACCGAAGCTCAATCGTCATGGATGGATCGGCCAGGCCGCTGCTCATGCGCCCGCTCGGTCTATACTTTTCGGTGAGGCTCGGGGGGTAAAGCCGCAGCCCCGGCAAATCTTTCTGGCCGTCAACTTCCACGGTGGGAATGGGAACGAACCTGACTCCGAACAGAATCCGACCGGCTTGCGCGACGTGGTAATTGAGCCGAGCAATCAGCTCTTGGACAGGCTCAGCGTAGTTGCCCATATCACGCGGCAATCAGTGTCCGCACGTGCCGCTCCATGCCGGCCAGCAACCGCGCCCGCACCCGCGGCCGCTCCTGCTCTGCAATGTGCATCGCCTGAATCCCGCGCACGCGCTTCGCCAACACAAATTGTTTGCCGAACTTCATCCCGGGGCGGTATCCACCCATCGCACTCGCTTCCAGCGGCACGAAAAGAGCCTTGGCAGTCACGGGCCCGTGAGCCTGCGTGCCATATTCCAAAAATCCCATGACCTTGTTCGGGTTGCTCACGATGCGGACACCAAGCGCCGGCGTCGTGACGTGCCAACCGCGCCGCGTCTGCCCTGTCCATCGCTTTGGCGTCGCTTCGATCAGCGCAGCGAGCGTCTCGAATGCGGCCCGGTCCACAACGGCATCCGTTGCGGCTGGCGTCAGGCCTGCCGCCAGCTTGGCCAGCTTCGCGCGCGCGCCCGTAGCCTTGACGGTCACTTGGATCATATCAGGATGGCCCGGCTTCCCAACGCTTCGTAAGCCGTCTTGGGAATCACACGGTCAATGAACTCCATTTTGCTGCCGTCCAAGCCGATCATCTCTTTGCGGTTCTGGCCGCTGAGCGCCGCCGCAATCAGCCTCGCCGCAAGTTTGATGTTGCCGGGCATCCCCACTGGAACATCCGCGCTGGTCGCTTGCGCGTAACCGAATTTGCCGGTGATGGACAGCAACGAATCCGGTCGCTTCACTTCGTCCCATCCCGTGCCGCTCAAACGCACGATCCGGTTACCCTGAAAGTCGGTAAAGTAATCCACGTTAGAAACCCACGCTGCCCCGGCGAGGCTGACCGCGGTCAGCGAGATAATCGGAGCGTAAGGAAGGAAAAGCGTGTCACCGACGAACCAGCCTCCGAACTGATCCAGGAGCAGCGGCGTGCTGCTGTAATCGTGCTGGTAATAATCGCGCCCCTTGTAACTGTCCACCATCCGCGAAGCGTTGTTGATCGCCTCGTGCAACTCATCCTGCTCGTCACCGGCAACCGGGGCATCCCGATTCAGCTCGTGACACAATTCTCCCAGGGAGCAATACGGATTCAGCAGAGCAACGGCCATCGCAGTCCCTTAATGGCCGCGGCGGGCTTCCTCTGGTGCCTCGTTCAATTCGAACTCGCGATTCAGCTTGTCCGCCAGCGCCGCCTTCTGGGGATCCGACTCATCCACCTTGAGCGGAAACGGACACGGTGACCCCGGCTTCACTTCCAAAACTTTAAATCGTTTGTCCCGTGCCACGTCGCGCGCCTCGGCTGGACTCAGCGGCAGGATCGTCCCGCGCGGCACCCACCCGAACCGACCGATGTTTGAATCCTCCCCGTTGAACGTTGCGAATACAGTTTTCATTTTGAATTTTGAGCGCGGGCCAAACCTTCATGGCCAGCCCGCGCTCGCCATTCTTACGAGACTGTCGCTCCGGTGTCGAATCGTTTCCAATTCGTGCCGTCGCTCCAGCAAGGAATCGCGTTCGTCGCCGCGTCAGTCACCAGGATCATAGCGTATGGGTAAGACGCTGCATCCGGGACCGCCGCAACTAAGAACGGCTCCAGCTTTACCAGAGGCATATCATGCCCCGCGGTTTTGTCGGCTGCCATATCGGTTTACCTTTGGTTGAGGGTTTTACTTTTTGGGACGCGTGGGCGTTCCCGCGGTGGATATTTTCCCAGGCGCGTTCGCGGCATGCGGCGCATGTGCCGTCGCGTGCGGCGGCGCCTCCCCCGCGTCGTGACGCTGCTTCGGCGTCAGCTCCTTGCCTGCGGCCCGAATCGCCTCTTGACTCGCCGCGGTCGTCGCCGCTACCGATTCGTCCTGCGACTTGCCCGTCACATCCGGCACGTAGGGGATCGTCCCCCACGGCAGAATGTTCATCGGCTCGTGCAACGAGACCTCCTGAAACTGCGTCGCGTCCAGTTGCTCCAACTGTGCCGCGGTCAGGTCCACAACCGAACCGTGCCCAACTTTGCCCAGATCACCAATCTCGGTGTCCGGCCCAACATATCTCCAGCGTGCCATAATATTTTTCCTTTCAGTTAATCAACTCAACTTACGTAATCGTATCCGATCGCCACTGATGGCACCGTTGCGCTCGGAGTTTCGACCGGTTGAAACGCTTTGCGGAAGCTCGCCACGATGTCATGCGTCTGGCTCTTGATGTTGCGGTCAACTTCAACCATGAAGTCGCGCCGGCTACCCATCACGAACTGCGCCCGATTAACCGCGATGATCGCGCCCTTGGTCGTGGTGGAATTATCCCACACGCCCACGGCATTCAAGTCTTCGCGCGCCATTTCGCTCACAACGATCTGGCCACCCCACGGAGCAGGCGTCGGTCCGCCGGCAATGTAGCTGCCGGTCGCGCCGCGCGCGTAAGCGAACGCGACTTCGTCCAAGCCCAACAAGGCCGTCCAGCCGCGAGGGCCGACAACCCAGAGGATGTCCTGAGTCCGCGACCCGTATTTGCCAAGCAGCTTCAGAACTCCCAACAGATTCGCGCGATTCAACCCGCCTGATGTCAGGTCCGATTTGAGCGCCGAAACCGCCAGCGCCAATTTGCGGAAACCTTTCCAGCATCGGAGCACATCGTTCGCCGCGACCGTTGACCCGGTGTCCATGTGCGTCGCCGTGGTGTCACCGTTTATGATTGCATTCTCCAACGCACGCGCCGCAGCCCGCGCCAAGGTGAATTGCAACGTCGGCAGAATCGGCACGATCGAGTCCTCGTCCGCTTTGTAGGAATACTGGACCAGGGCCATGATGTTTTCCGTTGTCAGCGTGAATTTGCTCGTCCCAGGATCGCTCGCAGGCGGAGCTACATTCTCGACATTGTTCCGGTAAAATGTCGGGTCAGTCGTGAGCAGCGGGTAGTCGTAAGGGTCCGTCGGCATCTGGACTTCCTGCGCGAGGAACGATTGCGCCAGCGCGCTTTCCAGATACATCCGGCGATACAACTCACTCGACAGCGAGCGCGGAATCAATTCAACGCCCGTGCCCGTCCCTGTCGTGGTGAGCGCCTTGACGCCTTGCGCCTGAATCCCGTCCCACATCTGGTCGTCATACTTAGCGCCCTTTGTCAGGTCAGCTTTGTCGATACCTTCGTTGACATTTCGGCGGAGCAGGATGTTGAGCAGTTGCTTCCCGTGCAGCGGCAGGTTGCCCTTGCGCCACGAGGTAGCTACTTCGACTTGCGCGCCGCCTTTACCCGCTTCTCCACCTTCCAGGAGCGATACCCCCCTTGAGCTGCCCTTGAGGCTTTCGATCGCGCTCTTGATTGATTCACCGACGATCTTTGTCAGCGCTTCGTTCGTCAACTTTTTGTCCGCGTCGGTCTTTGCCGCCGCAGCATGCGCCGCCAATGCGTCACCGACAATTTTCTTGACGCTCTCTTCGGTCAGTTGCGACGCGAGATGCTCCGGCAACGCGGCTTTGAGCCCGCTCTGGACACTCGACTTAATCAGCTCCGCGACTTCCTCCGATGCGACTCTGGCCGGGTCGGCGGCCGGGTCATCCGGCAACGCTTCAACGGCGTCCTCGTATGATTTCTGCGCGACTTCATAAGCCGCCTTCGCGTCGGAAACTTTCTTGGCGTCCGGTGTCGTCTCTTTCGTGAGATCCTGCCACGCCTTGAAAGCTTCGACGGAAGCCTTCTTCATTTTTTTGATTCGGTTCATGCGTTCACTTTTGGTGAAGATTTAATTTGTTGGGGGTTTCATTGCCGCCTTACTTCGCTGCTAGTCCCGCATGGTTTTGCTGCAAGCTGGCCTGCAAAAATTGACTGAAATTCTTAAACGTCGAAGCGCTCTTGAGAAACTTTTTCTCCAGGTCGGTGAGCGCCCTCACCTGGAACCGCGCATCAGGGTTGCTCGGGATTGGCGTGATCGAGCCCTCCCATAAATCGACTTTGAAAATGCCGCGCCCGTCGGCCTTGTAGTGGAACAGTCCGCCCATCGAAAGAGTTTTGAGGTGCCCCTCAGCCACCTTGAACCGGAGACTCTGGACGTCCGGTGCGTCGCTCATTACGGCTTCGACGTAAAGCCCCTTGCTGTCCTCTCGCATCACGGTGAAGCTGCCCACCACGTCGCCGGTCACGTTGCGATGGTCGCGCAGCATGATTGGGTTATTCGCAAACTCTTTGATCGTGTCCGAGAACGCGCCTTGCTCCACGTAGTCACCTTCCCGGTCCATCGCCGTCGTGCCGACAAACGTTGAGAGATAACCTTTGAGCGCAACGGATCGGTAGTCGCAAATGGTTCCATCCGCGTCCGTCAACTGCATGGATTTACGCTCGGCAACCAGCGCCAACGGAACCTGAATATCGAACCGCTTCAACCCGGCAAACTCGTCTGTGACTGGAGCGGGGACGGTAGCGGGAACACTTTTGACGGGAACTTTACCGGGGTAAATCTCCAGATACTTCGCGGGCGGAAAGTAGATGTCCAGCAGCATGGCCAGCGGCATCTCTGCCCCCGGCTACCGGGTCTGTCAATCTCGGAAACTCAGCGGAACCCACTGGGGGTCAGACAGCCACCATGGTTAATGTGAAAACCGGTTTCCATAAATGCGTCAAGTTCCTCGATGGGCAGACCTTGGTAGGCGCACGTCGATTGCCCTTTGTAATGTGGGCTGCTGGGCTCTCTTGCTGTGCATCCGAGCACCGACAGCTCTGTGATACTGCTGCTCTCCTTGAAACTCATGACCGCCCCCTGATCGTAAGCCCGCCCCAGCTCCGTCCTGGCGATCGTCATCACGCGGTTATCATTTATGTCCCGTGTCCGGTCCAGAATCTCTTGTGCCGTCTCCGTCACCGTGCGCCCCTGATCCACCGACTCGCGCACGATCCGCGCGACGATCGCCCGCGTTGTATCGTTTACGCGCGTGATCTTTTCAGCCAGGCCTCGAGCCCGTGTTGCGATGCGCGCTGACGCGTCCGGGACGCCAGGCTGACCAAGTAAAATATTCACTTTGGAGTAACCCTGAGCCATGACGCTTTGGACGGACGGCGTCAGGTCGCGAACGATGCGCGCGTCCCCGTCATCGAAAACATTTTGAATCGCCTGAAGCCAGAGCGCTTCGTGTTGCGGAAACAGAATATCCACAAGCGGCCGGTCCTGGAACTGATGCTTAACCCAGTCGCGTCCGGTGGTGAAGGTGAGGAGCCGGCTGATCTGGTCTCGGAAAATGTTGCGCGCTTTGAGCGCCATTTCCGGGATGGCTTTGCGCTGCGTGATCTTCGCGACGCGCGCCATGGACAGCATCAGGAGCGTCCCGTGCTGCGCGAAGGTTGCTCGGGTCCAGCCACCTTCGGGGACATGAAGGCCTTTGGCGAGATGCTGGAGTAGAATCCACGAGTTAAGTTTGTGGCGAACGCTCACGGGCGGCAGTCCCTTGGCGGCTGCGGCGGATGCGGCCACGCTTGCCTCAATCCAGTGTCAAGCGAGGGAACCAGCACAGGCACTTTCCCTGAGCCAGTGGGTTGATACGTTCCTCGCCGTCGCTGCCAGTCATTAATTTTAGCGCTGAATGTTCCAATCGCGATACCGATTGAAACCGCGGATAAAACAACAATCACCCCGCGTCCGCTCGGGTCAGCCTCAGCCGCTTTGGCTCCGAGCCACCCAGCAAAGAGAAGCTTGAGCATTGGTTACCGCGTCTCTTTCCCACACGCGCCACGCAAGGAAACACGCGGCGACGGTCACATCGGGCCAGGCCCAGCTATGGGCACCGTTGGCCCCGGCCCTACGCTGGGCTTCGGCCAGTGACTTGGCTTCGGCTTAGGATCCGGTCCAGGTTGCGCAACGGGCGGAATAACAGTCGGGGGAGTCGGCTGCGGGTTTGGCTTGGGCTTGAACATGGACGCAACCTTTGTCACGGTGCCTCAATCGCGTCAATCAAAGATTCGACAGGTCCACCCGCAACGCTGCCAGGTCGAACCGCTGCGGGGTCCGCCCCTTTGCGTTCAGCCAATCGGGGGAGATAATCGCGAAGCTTTCATCACAGTAGGCATCGTGGAATTTCCACGTGACCCGATACACTTGGCCCCAACTGATCACCGTGTAGCCTTGGTTACCGAGCGTGTCCACCATCGAGATTGCGTGACCGCCCCAGCTGCCGGCCTCGTTCCCGTTCGTGTTAGGCTTGTAATCCCAGGTTCTATTCGGCCCTGGAACCTGAGCCGTCAACGGCATGTTGAATCCGAGATAG